AATGAAGTTATATACGTATTATATGCGAGAGTATCGATTAAAACAGAAAAATTCGACCCCTCAAAGTCAAAATCTGTAAATGTGCTGTTTGCACGAAGATAATTTTTGATTTGGGTCTTTATTTGATCGAAATCAAGGTTGGAAAATTGCGTAAAAGGCATGTTATCTAGTTGCCTCTAGTAAAAATGTGAACTCTTGGGTAGGAAACTGTTGACCAATAATATCAAATATGATATTTACCTCAAATTCGTTAGAATCTGGTCTTGGAAAGACATTTATTTGTAAATTATCAACTCTAGGCTCAAAATTTTCAATCGCAATTTGAATTTGTTTCTGAATTACTGATGCTGTACCATAATCAACGAAGTTAAAAAGACTCGAACGAACATCTGAACCTAAAGTTGGGTTAAAAAACCTCTCTCTAGGTATTGTATTCACGATATTTCTTACAGATCTCTTAATCGCATTCTCATTCTTTAGTACTGTAATGTCTTTTGTTACTGGATGGGCACTAAAAGACAAATTAATGTCCTTAAATGCTCTTGATATCCTTTCAATTGCCATTGGTCAGGAGTTTTCTTCTTTATTTATACCTAATTCTAGAGAATACTATTCGTTTAGATTAATATCTTTCTCTTCAAAATTGTCATCGTCGTGCATGACCTCACGAATGACCTTTTTATCAGTTCCGACTGGATAATCGGTAATTAATTTGGTGGTATTACAGGTTTCTTTCATGATTTTTGTAACCCTATCGACACGAACTACCATTGTTTTAGTTGAATTTTGGTTTTGTTATTGTTATTTAGTAAAAAAGTACTAAAAAATATTATTTTCCTTGCCCTCGGTATCTTTTACGAGCCGAGTTACGAGAGGTTGCCGAGAATTTGCTGTGTTTTCCAGTTCCTTGACGAGTTTTTTTCGGTTTTGTCTCAATTCCTCCCCCGATTGCCCATGAACCTGTTGATGATTTTGCCATATTTTGGTATTTTAAGTAAATTTATGTATCTTTTGTCACTTTTGTAGTGATATCAGTCGGATCTGGCGATCCTGTCTTATAAAATTCGATAGCGAGGTCTTCCATTCGCTCCATGTATTCAAATTGTGTCAGGTCACTATAGGTTTCTTTGCCTTTAATTAAGATTGTATAGCGATCAGACATTAAATAACCCTCATTTTTTCGTGTCCAACTCGAATTCGAGGATCGCACCAGATTTGAAAACCAGCATTAATCGCATCAAGACAGAAAGAAACGTCTTCACCACACATGTCCTGTACTGCTCCAGACTCAAAAACCTGCATCTTCGGTGCGAACCAAGGATATTTCATTTCTGGATGTTCAAATATACCGTGCTTTATTAATAACCAACCAAAACCAGCATAATCAACAGTAAAAGGCTTTCTTCTTTTTGAAATACTATCTAAGTTCTCGTGATTCATGACTCCACCATTCTTTGAGAAGTCCTCTTCTTCTAACCAGTGAGCAACAGAAGTTGTACGACCATCCTCAGTACAGTACCAACCAGAGGCAATATCCTTATCCATTAGTACTAACTGATAAAACTTCTCAGTACCAAATACAATATCACTGTCAATCCATAACTGATAATCATATTTTAAGTTTCCATCCCAAGGAAGTTGATCAGGTCCTCGAAGAACGTTAGCACCCAAACATTTACAACGGGCGAAATTTACCATTGATGAATAATCTTGTGATATCTGTATACTTGCTCCTGATTGTACAAGATCAAAACATAGTTGTACAAATGATTTTAAAAATACGTATGATACTCCTCGACCTGGTAAACAAAATACAATTGTCTTACCCTTTATCATTTCTCTTGCTTTATCGTAATCCCACTCTGGTACGTCTTTCTTTTTACTCTTAGGAGTATTTGCTTTTACTGTAAATCCTTTAGCCATAATAATTTGCAACTACAATTATATAATACAACATTATATAGATTATGTCAATATGAGTGTTCTGTACCGTTATCAGCATCTTCAACTTCACTGTATGTTAATTCATCTCTAAAATAAGATCTGTATATTTTATCCCATACAAGATCAAACTCGTTTTGATTTAAATTTTTGAACAAACATTTATCTTCAAGATAGATGTGATATGATTTGTTTTTAGTCATCTCTTTCGGTGATAAAGATCTCATCGTCCTCCATTTTTAGATTAATTTCTGTACCTTCGTACCAACCCTTTTCATTTACCATCCACTCTGGAATGATTGTATAAAAGTTTCCAGTTACATGATCAACCTCTATTGTCGTAAAATTTTCTGCGGGATTTTTTTTCATTCAGTCGAACCTACCAGTTGTTTTTATATAGCGAAAAAAATTTTTTGTATTCGCTGATAATTTAGCTCGCTTTCGTAACACTTTATAGATTAGGGAAGTTACCCTTTTTTATATACGGGGGCGATCACGCAAATATAAACGAACCCCCATCAAAGGGGGCGAACTGCTGATTCACGAACGAACGAACCGAGGGTTATTAAAGTTTGCGTGACTGAACGAACGTCTGCGGACTAACTTAATGTGTCCGTACTCATTAAACTTAACATACCCTTCGCCCTCATGTTGCTCCCCATTCAAAGTTGTTTCCAACTCTCCAAACGTTTCGCATGTGTCCATGTAATCTTCCTTAAGTGATTGTACCAACTTCCAAAGGAAAACAATCTTACTATTCTCCCAGTCTTTGGGGTTTATCTCTCTGCCCTCACGAATATACGCATTAAGTTCCTTCTTAAGTTCGGCAACCTCACGATCATTAGTAAGAAAGTCAACACCCTTTGCCACGATACGGGCGAACTTGATATAATTATTGAGTTCACATAGATCCCCTTCTGCTACCTCTGGACGTATGAACTTGACATATCCGTTACGGTCTGATAGATTATTATGTAGTGGATACGGTCTATTCTCATAGTATTCTGTATGCGGTGCGATTATGATTTGCTCATCTGCTACGGTAGGAAGTGTATAGGTTAGCGTGTTGGGTGTCCATGTATTAGATCCACCGAATCCGATGAAGTCCCCTTGATATATGCTTTTATCTCTGGACGGCAACCAACGGAAACACGCTGTAAGAATTTCATTCAAATCGCCATTATAATTTGCGTCTATGTCATCATACGACTTCATTAACTTTGGTTTACGCTTATTAAAAACTGACTTTGTACCCACGAAAAAACGACCATCTTTCGGATCATTACCCCACACGACAGCGGGTGATCCATCAATTTTTGCGGATAAGTTACCACTGCTGCCCATACAATCAAGAGCAGATAGATCCCCTGTAAGGATTGTGTCTTCGGGGTGTTCAATGTGAGTTAAAGGCATAAAGAGTAATAATAAGAAGTAAATAAAGTTCATTAAGCAAATATTGGATCAGCGTACTTAGAACAGGGGTGGGGTTCAGATGGAGAGCAACCGAAAGAGGCGATAAACCTATCAAGTGCTTTCACGTCAAGTTCTGAGAGTTCATCGAAATCAACTTGGGCAATGTGATCAACTCCCCACTCTGCCACCTCAAATACGAACTCCTCCCAATCGCAACAAACATAGGCAACGTTTTCAAAGTTGTCGCTTGATAGGATTCTGTCAGAGATTCTTTTTGAAAGTTCAGTCATAAAAGTTTTTCGTTTGTATACTACAATTATAAAGGATAATCCCCCAAAAAAGGGGGATGAATGTGACACTAATTAAACTGTCATACCTGATTGAAAAGGAATCACGGAACCGTCTAATCTATCGGATACATACCAAACCCAATCTTTTTGAAAGATTCCCATGCTTGGCACGAACTCATCAAGTAGTGCATTTAATCTTGATTTGGTTGTAACTGACTGCCACCCGCCATCTTTGATTGTAAGTGCATTTGTTGCAGTGTCTACGGATGCAATGTGGTTTCCGTGTAGATAAACATCAACATCAGTTGTAATGCCATTTCTGTTTTTGAAACAACGAACTGAAGTGTTACCAGATGAGAAGTTCTTTCTGTATCTGATTGCAGAGTTCATCATCATTTCAATTTTACGCATGTTGTAAAGGGGGTGAATTGCTTATGTACCTATTATAAACGATAGGTAAACGTTTTGCCTGCAGTGAGTGGACAGTAATATAACTGTCACACTAGAAATCATTTAGGATTGACTTTTTACGAACTGTGCTTTTATAATAGTCTGTCTTCTTTGGATCAGGTCCTAAGAAGTATTCCATGAGATCCACTTTTGAATCAAGTAGTGCTTTTGCCTTTTTGTTCATTAAAAATCCTCTCTGAATAGTTGATAATAAAGTTCGTTCATGATACCAAATTCAAACGAAGTTGATGCATGCTCTTCGGTTTCACCCTCATAGCATTTCAAAATTTCATCATAATCCATTAGTCGTAGTACCCCAACTCTTCCTCTTGTTCATGTATCTCGGCAGCTGCCATGCCAAAAAAGTCTCTAATGGTCATGTCTGGATATTGGAGCAGATAGGAGCATAAAGCACCCATCTGCATATGCCTTGACTCTGCCATGTGGATTTGTTCCATAACAGTGTTAGCATCGTATTCAAGATTTGTCATTAGTCTCTGTCTGAGATGTACCAAGTACCCGCATTAGGTCTAGGTCTGTCTTTGAAATTTCTTAGTGCCATTTCGTCAAGCACTGCGATAATAGTAGGGTCGTTAAGTGCTGATTCGTTCATTAGAACACGACCTTGATAGTATGGTCTGAGTTGGTTGTCGAACATAAAAGTTTTCTGATCTATTAATATAATACTCGACCATGTAGAGAAGTCAAGTATTAAGTGGACAGTTTGGTAAGTGGCACAGTCGAGCTCGTCTTTAGACTTTGTGCCACTTATGGTTTGTTGTGTAGGTTGCGAGGAGATTGACCGATCTCCCCTAGCAAATTCCATGCCTATCCGAGTTACAGGTCGGTGCACTGATTGCTGGTCAAGCAATGGGTTTGGGACTTACTGCTTAAGTTCAAATTAAATGGGTTCTTTATTTGGTGGTAATGCTTCCACCGCCCAACCTTGAAAGTCTTACTGCCCAGTATGGGATTATCCTCCCATACTTAGAAATCTTTCCATAACCATTTCGTCTATAACGTGGTTAACATCTGGATCACCCATTGGATCGTACTCGATTCCAAATTCTTCGCATACTTCGTCTAAGATTGTCTCGAAGATTGATTCGTGATGTAGAGTTGACATAATTCTGATTCGTTTGTATATTATAATAATAGTCCACTACATTTGATTTTGCAATAGGTAGTGGACAGTTTGTAAATTGTCTACAGATAACCAGCAACCTCCATTCCTGGTTCGTCATAGAACCAACTTATAGAAATGTTCTCAAACTTTTCTCTAATTGCGTTGCATATTTCCTCTGGTGGTGACCATGCTGTGTTAAACGACGCTTCAAAACCATTTGGCAAGTCGCACTCGTCAATGCTTAGGTCGTAACAATCCCACTTCGTACCCCAGTTATGGACTCGCCAGTTATACCATCTGTCGTCCTGCACTCCAGTTGACTCGAAGCGTAAACCCTCGCCCATTATTTCGTGCTTAGTGAGTTTAGGCAACTCACCAACCTCACCACGTGGTTTGGAGAATGAATATTCTTTCGTATCATTCTCTGAGAGTGGGATCTCTGCCCAGTTTGGTTCGGGTATGATCTGACCAAATACTGTCTTATCCACGTATGGGTTAGTACCTGATTCAAAAATTTCATGTAGTTCTGCTATGTCCTTTTCATTATCTGAGTAAAAGGAAACTCGGTTGAAGCAATGATTTGGCATAAGTCTGATTTGATTAATTAATTACATTATAAGGCATGAACTCAGACAAATGTTGTCTGAGTGGACACCTCTGAAACTAGCACACTCTCCTGCCTAAATGCCTTGC